GTGACCGCTATCAAATCTCAATCGACCGTTTGTCTGACTTGCAGGACTTGATAGATAAGTATAATGCCGCCAAACCGGAAGACCAGAAAGCAGCCATGCGTGAAATCGTGGATTTTATCTATGACGATTATCGTCAGGTACTTCTTGCAGCCCACAAGCGTATGGATATTATTGTAGGCTCTCTGTTGATGACTGGAGCAGCAAGCGTGAAGAATAAGGACAAAAACGCAGGAGGTGTTGAATTACTGAACATCGACTTACCCTTCAAGTTCATCAAACCGGGCACTGAAGATAAAGACCATTTTATCACGTACTTGCAGCAAACACTTAATGAATTGAGAGCTATCTACGGTACATTCCCGAAAATGATTATGAGCCGTGGCACATTCGTCAAGAATATTATCGGTTCAAGTGAATTTGGAGATAAGTTCAAAATGCAGCTTACAGGCAATGAAATGTATATGTCTACCGGGCTTATCACCTCGCAACTGGCTTCTACCATTTTTACAGGTATCGGACTTCCGGCTATTGAAATCAAAGAAGATTATGTGGTAGACCAAACAGGTAAGAATATCCCCATTTATGCAGATGGTCGTATTTCCCTGCTTCCGCAGGATAAAATCGGTTATATGCGCTTCCACACTCCTTATGAAGCTGTGGATGGTGTACCGGGACGTAATTACACTCAGGCAGATGGCGATATGCTGATTTCAGGTTACAAGGACGGCAATGGTCGCTATCTGGAATACACAGCCGAATGGATTCCGCAGATTGCGAACCCGAACCTGATTGTGAACTTCGATTTGAGTGAGATGAACGCATGACAGTAAACGATTATATATTACAGAAGTTTCAGACCTTCGGCGTTAACTTGTCGGAGGCTGACCTTTTCGATATATGTCTGAACGCAAAGATAAGCGGAGGGGGTGAGATGAACGAGGATTGCCAAACACGGGTGTCGGTGGCAATTGCGAAGTTCATCCCCTCTCTATTGCTTCGTGCCACTTCCATCAGCGAAAGCGGTTTTTCTATGTCTTGGAACATTCAAGGCATTAAGGATTACTATTCATTTCTGTGTAAACAGTACGGTTTGAAAGACGAACTGGGTAACAAACCTAAAGTGACTTTCTTATGATATTTGCCCCACACATATTGCAGGTAAAAGTTATCACCCCGATGGACAAGGATGAGTTTGGCAGACCTATTCCCGGAACAGGTGGTGAATACTGGCAGAAGGTATGCAAGTGCCGTTGTGATGATAACACTACCAAAGAGTTTTCATCTGATAACGGCTCTGTGTATCGTCCGAATTATCATGTAGTATGTGAGAAAAGAATTACTGTCAAGGCTGGTGATGAAGTACGTTGCATGGATGGTGATGGCGTAAGAGGTCAAGGCGAAGTCTACACGGTAAAGAGTACAAACTACTTTAACTACTCGGAATTATGGATGTAGATTTCGATTTCTCAGATGTCGACTCCTTTTTCGATGAAGGAGAATGGGAGGTCGAAAAGAAGATGATTGATGTAGGCGATGAAGCCGTGAAGTACGCGGAGGAACATGGCGATTATCAAGACCACACACTCACTTTGAGAACGTCCAATGATTACGATGTCGATAAAGATGGTTTGACACTGAAAAACGAAGCGGAATACGCATCATTCGTAGAATCTAAGGGATTTGATGTTTTAAGTAGTGCCGCTTTATATGCGGAGAAACGATTAAAAGAAGAATTTGAAAAATGAAATACAGAAAGAAACCAGTAGTAATTGAAGCCATTCGGTTGACAACAGACAACTTCGATGTTGTATGTGATTTTATGGGCGGAACTCCCGTACCGAAACACAATCCCGATTTCGGTATAGACGAGAATGGCAACACCAATGAGCCTTATCTTGGTGTGTACATCGAAACGCTTGAAGGCAAAATGCTTGCAAACTATGGAGATTATATCATCAAAGGAGTAAACGGGGAGTTTTATCCTTGCAAGCCGGACATTTTTGAGAAAACATACGATAAAGCCGATGATTCATCCGTAATGGGCTTCGGTGATGCAATCGAAGTGTTAAAACAAGGTGGGACTGTTCGTAGAAGTGGTTGGAACGGTAAAGGTTTGATGGTATTCAAACAAGTGCCAGCTCATATCGAAAGCGACATCATCCCTAAGATGCAATCTCTTTCCCAATCAGCAAAAGACCTTATTCTGAGAAGTAAAGGATTCATTGACTATACAAGCCAGTGCCTTATCTACAATGAGAATAACGGACGTGCTGATTCATGGGTTCCGTCTATCAGTGATGTATTTGCCGAAGATTGGGAGATTGTGGAATGATTGTAACTACCGACATAGGAAACATTCTCTACCGGGATTGCAAGGCTTTCGGAATAGCCATAGTGCCGGACGGGGAAACGCTGACGGGTGAATTGACCTCTGAAAGAATCGTTATCCATACGAAGAAACAACAGCCGGGAAAGTATTGGAAGAAATCTTTTGCAGAAGTGAATCTATGTGTACCCAATTTAAGCGAGAATGAAGCGAACACAATCCGGCTTAACGAACTTGAAAGAAAGGCTGACAAGCTGCTTGATGATGTAGTAAGCACCTATGACGGTACAACCTATCGTTACTCTATCGAATCAATTGGCGCGGAAGCGGATGCAGCTTTGAAATGCCATTACGTGAATGTGAGAATTTTATTTGAAGTAATAAATGTAAAACTATAAGATTATGATTTCAGCAGTAGGAATAAAAAGAATCTTGTTTGCCGATATTGATAAGGTAACGGCAGACATTACCCCCGAAATCGCAAAGACTTTGATTCAAGCCGCTATCAAAGCAAAAGATGAGGTTTTGAATGTACACGGGGAAACGTGGCAGATTGAGGAAACGGAAGCCTCCGTTACTGGGTACAAGAACCAATTAACGGGAAAGAATTACCGTTACGATGATGTGCCGGGAGAAGTATCGCCCGCTTTCTCTATCGGACAATATGACTGGAAGACCAAGAAAGCGTTCATGGGTGGCGATGTTATTCAGGCAACATCTAAAGATGTAGGTTGGAAGCGTGCTTTGGATAAAGTTATTATCAACAAAGCATTGTTCTGTCTGACCGATGATGATGTCTGGTTCATCTTCCCAAAATGCCGTATTGTTTCCCGTGAAGCCAATACGGATAAGGCAATTGCAATCGCTGTAAAAGGCTTGGTGCAGGAACCGGGAATTGAAGGCGTTTCTTCTGAGTATAACTACGAAGAGGGGCAGATTAAAGCTTTGCAGGCATGAACTACAGTAACCATTGTACCTACTCCTTCCGATGCGACCGTAAAGCTGGACGGTGTAACGGTCAAGTCAAAGCAGGTGAATGCTGGGGCTACCGTTCACTATGAAGTGTCGAAAGTGGGGTACGTCACTCAGTCAGGAGATATTAAAACCACTCCTTCTGAAGTTGATACCACTCTTAAAAAAGAGATAACATTGGTAAAAGTACAAGAGTGATAACCGGGGGATGGATATATACCATTCCCCCTTTTAGTTTAAGAATATGAATCAAGCAGCAAAAACGGTTTCTGATGCTTTGTTAGGGCTGGATTTCATGAATGTGGAGATAGGAGGGATGGTTTATACCATTAAACCTCCTACAATTAAAATTATCTGTCGTGCCATTCATCATTTTTCCAATATCGGCATGACTGGAGATAATGTCATGGAAGCTATTAAAGAGCTTCCTGAAGCTACTGAAGATATGCTGAAAGGTATTTCATGCTTCATCTGCGGGAATGATAGTTTGGTCAAAGAATTGGAGAACGGCACTTTTGAAGAAGTCAAAGATGCCTTGGGAGTCTGTTTCTCTATGATGGATATTTCGGCTTTTCAGTGTGTCAGCTCGATGAGGAACGTGTCGATGTTGGCAGCAAGACCGAAACAGTAGGAAACACAACGTTCTTCGGGCAGATAGCCCATTTGATTGACACGCTGCATCTGAGTTATACAGAAGTGTTTGAGATTATCCCTTATCGGAATCTGCTGATGATGCAACGGGATAAATTACGCGCAGTATATGGTGGTCAGAAGGTGAATAGAATCAGTGGTAAGGAATTGGCTAATCGTAGGAAAAAGAAATAGATATGGCAAAATTATATTTTAAGATAGGTAGTGACTGGGAAGAAGTTGTAAGACTTCGTAATGAAATTGCAAAATTAAAGCAGGAGTTAATGAGCATGGATGGCACGCAGTCTCCTGCTGCTTTCAAGGCTTTGAATGCCCAACTTGCTGCATCCAACCAAAGATTGGATGAGTTGGTGACTAATGCAGCCAAAGCTGGAGCGGAGATGGAAACGGGATTCAAAAGGAAAATCTTCGATGCTTCTCAGGTAGTGAATGGATTGTCGGAAAAAATAACATTTCAACGTGGAACTATCCAACAATTGAAAAATGAGTTAGTAGGATTAAAAGACAAGTATCGTGAAGCATTAAAACAGGATGGTGATACTTCTTCCTTAGAAGCTAAAATAAGGTCTACAAATGAAAAATTGAAAGAGCAAAAAAGTTCTTTATTTAACCTTACCCAGGAACAGGCTAACGCCCGCTTGTCAGTAAAGAAGCTCCGCGATGAATATGCTTTGTATCGGCAAGATGGTGAAAAAAATGTAGATGTAACTAAGCAGGTGGAACAAGCCATGTCTAATATGGGTAAGAAACTGCTGGGAGGTTATTCAATCAAAGAATTCTTGTCAAGTATGATTCGTGTTCGTGGAGAATTTCAATCTATGCAGACCGCTATTGAGACTATGGTTGGAAAGGATGTGGCAGGACAACTGATTCCGCAAATCAAGGAGCTGGCTAAGATTTCTCCACTTACTATGTCAGATATGGTTGGAGCAGAAAAGATGATGCTTGGATTTAACATACAAGCAGAAGACACTATCAAATACTTGAAAGCCATTAGTGATATTTCTATGGGGGAATCCAGTAAGTTCAATTCGCTAACTTTGGCATTTTCACAGATGTCAGCAGCGGGTAAACTTATGGGGCAGGATTTGAATCAAATGATAAACGCTGGATTCAACCCGTTACAGATTATCTCCGAAAAGACCGGAAAATCTATCGCAACTTTGAAAGATGAAATGTCCAAAGGTGCTGTTTCCGCTGAAATGGTTCAACAGGCATTCATTGATGCAACTTCCGCAGGTGGTAAGTTCTATAATATGTCTGAGAATGCTTCAAAGACTATCAATGGTCAGTTGTCTATGATGCAGGATGCTTTGGATTCCGTGTTTAACGAATTGGGAACAAAGTCGGAAAGTGTTATCATGGACGGTATTCAAATGACAACTTCGTTGATTCAGAATTATGAAACAGTAGGTAGGATCTTGGCTGGATTAGTGGTTACTTATGGTACATACCGGACCGCAGTGATGCTTGTTACTGCTGCCGAAAGTAAACATACTCTTGTGGAGATTGGACTTACCAATGCCCGTTTATTGGCACGAAAAGCGCAGTTAGCTTTAAACGCTGCAATGCTTACCAATCCTTATGTGTTGTTGGCTACTGCTGTAGTAGGACTTGGAGTTGCAATGTGGGCATTATCCGACAGCACAACATCTGCTGAACGTGCTTTGGACTCGTACAACAAGAAAATAGAAAAACTCGACACGGACGAAGAAGATCGGAAACGTACTTTGGAAGGTCTTGTTAGCACCATTAATAGCGAGGTGGAAGCCGAGACCACTAAACTTAAAGCTTTAAAAGATATTGAGGAACTATACCCAGCACTCTTTAGGAAATATGTTGATGAGAAAGGCCATATACAGGATTTGACTGGTTTTTGGAAGGCATATAATGAAGAAGTTGTAAAATCTAGAACACAGTCAAAACAGGCTATAGTCGAGTCCTTGGAACAACAGATAAAAAGTGCGGAATGGGCTTATAATTTAGCTAAGAAGGAGAACAACCGTTCCGAAATGAAGGTTCAGGTACAGCGTATCGAAGACCTGAAAAATGAATTGGCAAACGCAAGAAAGGATGTCTTGTCGGAAATCAATGCCCAATTGGAAGTTGAGAACAGACAGGAAACAAAAGAAACTACATATCAGGAGGATTTGGCAAATGCTAAAGCCGAATGGGAGAAAGCGAAAAAAGGGTATGAGGCCTTAATCAAAGATCAGACGGCTACATCGAAACAGGTGAAAGAAGCCAAAGATAAGATGGAGGTATCCGAAAAGACATACAAGGAGCTGGGCGGAGTAACCGGAAGCGCACTGACCAGACAGGAAAATCTAGCAAAAAAGCAAAAAGAAAATCAGGAAAAGCTGGACGGGCAACTTCTTTCACTTCACCGTCAGAATCAGCAGGATGAGGTCAGTTTGATGAAAGAAGGTACGGAGAAGAAACTGAAACAGATAGATTTGGATTATCAGAAAGAAACTGATGCTATCAAAAAGCAGCGCAAGGAATGGGAGGATGCTCAAGGTGGAAAGCTGACCGAAGAGCAAACTTTAGTCATTGACTTAAGAAAGGAGTTAGCAGGTAAGAAGAAAGATAGTGATACGAGTAAAGTTCACGAAGAGGAGGTCAAAGAGTATCAAAAGCTGTTATCTTCGTATCAGGATTATCTTACCAAGCGAAAAAATGCAGAAGATAAGTTTAATGCAGACCGAAAGAAACTAAAGGATGGTGGAGCTTCTGATGCTCAAATAAATGAATTAGAGTATCAGCGGGATGAAACACTAAAATCCATAGACAATGAGTTTGCCATGCGTGAAGATTCATTCAAGGCGTGGACTGATAATATCGCTAACCTTAGTTTGGAGAAGTTGCGTGAATTGTTGGTACAGGCTGAAAGAGAATTAGAACGATCTGAGTTCCTGAACCCGAATGATCCCAAGTTAGCCGGACAGAGAGCTAAGGTTACGTCTTTGAAGAATACTATCAGTGAGAAGTCGGAGAAAACCAATACATCTCCTAATAAACGCAGTCAAAAGGAATGGCAGGATTTGTATAAGACACTTTCAAAGGTAGAGAAAGAATTTGATGAGATTGGCAAAACGGTAGGTGGCACTGCTGGTGAAATCATATCAGCTGCTGGAAGTATCGCATCATCGACCCTGCAAATGATTGATGGTATTACAACCCTTGCAAATAGTTCATCTGATGCGATGGCAGGAACAGCGCAGGCTGCATCTAAATCCATTCAAGCAGTAGAGAAAGCGTCTGTCATTCTCGCCATTGTCGGTGCTGCTTTACAGATTACAACTAAGATGTTTGACTTGTTTGGTAGCGATACTACTACAGAAAAGTATGAAGAGGCGAAAGAAGCATACCAATCTTACATTAACATTCTTGATAAGGTAATAGATAAACAACTCGAATTAGCGGAATCACTGTCAGGGGATAATGCTCAGGCGGCATACGATAGAGCCATTGAGCTGGTGAAGACACAGAGCGAAGCCGCAAGGGTATTGGGTAAGCAATATTTGAATTCCGGTTCTTCGTGGAAATCTCATTCCAAAGGTTACAAAGAGGTCGATGATATGTCTGCTGCGGGATGGGCTGATGCGGCAAAAGCATTGGGTATGTCTGTTAGTCAATTCAAAAACGCTATGGGCGGTCGCATGACTGGTTTGTTTGATTTGACGGATGAACAATTAGCCAAGTTGCAGGAAGAAGCACATATATTCTGGGCGCAGTTGGATTCTGATACTCAAAACTATGCCAACCAAATAGCGGAAGGTGTCGCTCAAGTGAAAGAAGTATTAGAACAACAAATGACAGACACAACGCTCATTGATGTGGATACATTAAGGAACGATTTCCATGACCTTCTAACTGATATGGATGCGGATTCTGCTGACTTTGCCGATAACTTTGAAGATTACATGAGGAATGCCATCCTTAACTCCATGCTGAAAGAGTCCTATATGGGCAGATTGGAAGAGTGGCGAAAGAAGTTTTATGCTGCTATGGATGATGGCGTGACTGAACAAGAGTATAACGCTTTGAAAGAAGAAGGTCAGCAGATTGCCGATGAGATGAAAGCACAGCGTGACGCAATGGCTGATATGTTTGGATGGGAGTCTGAATCCACTTCGCAATCCTCTACAAGTAAAGGATTTCAAGCTATGTCGCAAGATACAGGCGAAGAGTTGAACGGGCGGTTTACAGCATTGCAGATTGCAGGAGAAGAGATAAAGAATCAGAATATTATTCAATCTCAATCACTTAATCTACTGACAGTAAAAGCAGATGCTCTACTTTCCATAAATACGGAAACAAGGAATATCGCTGATGATACGCGAGATTTGATAGCACAATCTTATCTTGAATTGGTACAGATTTCAGAAAATACAGGGGCAATCGTCAAACCTATTCAACAGATGCAAAGAG